CCCACAGTTTCCGGCTGTGGGGCTTTTTTATTCGTCATTACTAAAATTGTCTGCTATTCCTTTTGCTACGCCTGTCTCAATATCTTCAATTCTCATCTCTCTTGCACAGTCCGCTTGACCATACAGCTCAAAGAACTCTTCAAAGGTCAGGTCTTCAAAGCTTTCTGGAAGCAGTTCCGTGGGAAGATAGGTATATATGACCATCTTCCCATAGCTCACAAAGCTGCTCTTGAACCGCTCCTTGGCATCCTCTACAGCTTTTTTACTGATGTAGTGTCTGCCAGTCCAAGCATACGGAGAAGCTTATCTGCAAGGCTGATAGTGATTGCCGGATACTCCTCCACTGTTTCCTTGAGCATGTCTCTCTGCTCATCAATGATGTTGTCAAAAGCAAAGCTCTTAGATGCCTTTGTCACAGAGTTGGACATGGTCTTCACATATCTGTCATAGGATGCTGCCTTCGGCTTCTTGAAGAGGAATGTGAACTCATCCTCTGTCTCATCATCCACCTGTACCGTTGTTACTACCGTGTAGACCTTCTCATCTGAAGCTGCATATTTCTTCTTCAGGCTCTCCACATCTGTCTTCTTCTCTGCATCAGCAGCCTTTCCTGCATTGAGGAGCTGCTCTTCTCTTGTATCATTCATGGTTTATACCTCCGTTTTTGTCATTTATTTTGTTATTAGTTACGCATCAAGACCATTGATTTTGATACCGCCCATTGCCATACCATCAAGGTCTACCTTCATGGACTTGTCTCCCTGTGCCGCCTTGAAGCTACGCTTTGACAGCACAACATTGGTCAGGACATCCGTACAGGTTGCAGCTCCTTCGTCTGCATAGTTCACTACAATCTTCGGGATAACATACTTGTAGAAGTTCTTGTATCCCTTTGACTGGATGACCCTGCACATCTCATTGAAGTCCTCACGGAGCAGGGAAATCTTGACGGAGTTCTTCTGATTTCCGGTACCATAACCTCTAATCTTTCCGCCCTTGCCATAGATAGGCTCTTTTTCCTCCTCATCATCATAGGAGATTTCCATGGGTTCCATGTTCTCCATGCCGGAAGCTGTGATTGTCACACTTGACCAGTCATAGGCTTTTCCGTTGATTAACTGCTTGTTTGCCATCTGCCTCTACCTCCTTCCTAAGATGCTGAATAAGGGTTCTCTACTGCAAATGTGAGGTTCATCTCCCTCACATGACCCATAGGTACATAAGTGATATTGATGTCAAGCTTCTCATCCACAAGGATGTTGAGGTTCTCCGTGTCAATGGTCACGCTTCCGGAGCTTATGATTTTATCACGGACAGCATCTTCCACAGGTGTATTGAGCTGCTCCTGAATATTGGTGATGCTTGTCTCAATATCTTCCGGGTCAACCTCCACCTGAAGCTCATCAAGTGCCTTTGCCCTGACAGCCTTGACAAGTCTGTTCGATACCCTGACATCTTCAGCATAGGAGTAGTCACTACCTTCAGGTGACATCATGTTTGCAGAGGTCACATAGTAGTCTTCCTTGCCAATGTACTGCCTGATGGTCACATACTTTGCCTTGTCCAAGGTCTCAATATAGTCCTCAATTCCTTCAGGAAGGAGCTTGAGAAGCTTTGCTTCAGAGATAGGGAAGCTCTTCACCTCTCCAATGCTCTGTGACTCTTTGGCTCTTCCATAGAGTCCGGTCACAATTCCTGCATTGTTGATGTCCTGAACCCTTCCATCCATTCTCTGATAACGGGAATTGCTACATACAACCTGCATGTAGATATTGTTGATGCCCTTCCGTTCCTCAAGCATTGCGTTCACATAATCCTCAAGGCTCTCATCCGCCTTCTTTCCTCTTGCCTCACAGACAAAGAACAGAGGTCTCTTGTACTTAGTCAGGAAGTCATTGGCAATCGTACACAGAGAAGCCCACAAAGCCTTGGATGATACTCCAACGATATGAACGAACTCAAACATAAGAGGGCTGTTGATGAGGCTCTCAACCGCACTGATTACTGACTCATTGCTCATAGCCGGTGATGTGGAGGAGAATGTGAAACGGTCTCCCTCCATAAAGCTGTCACCGCCTTCTGCATCCGTGAACTTTGCAGTCAGTCCGGTAGTTGCCAGTTCTGCCTCTCCGGTGATAGGTATTGTCATTTCCTCTGTGAAGGTATTTCCTCCATCCAATGAGTATCTGAAGCTTCCCTCATTGCACTCTCCGGCATCCATTACCTCAACCACAATGTCATAGGCATTGTTAGGGCTTCCCTTTACCTCAAAGGTACCGTATCCCTTTTGGTCTTCCGTGATTTTTCCAATGGTTCCGGCTGTCCCTGCTTTCACCGGGATGCAATAGATTGAGGATGCTCCCCACTCAACCGCATCAATGCAGGCATCAGCAAGAGGTGTGTTGCCAACCTTCTCCTTGATTTTCTTGGCGTTCATTGTGCCACTAATCAGGATAGGTGACTTGCTTTCCACATTGGAAATGCCGATTTTGATTGATGTCCCGGTACCCGTGGAGCTGCTTCTCCCAAGGTTCCCGTCTTCGACTTTTACATTTACATCTCCAAACATTATCCCTTTGCCTCCTTGTCTTTCTTACTCCCGTCAACCGGGGCTTTCCGGAAGGCTTCACAGGCTTCTTTGAACTCTTTCTCTTCCACCTGTCTTCCACTCTTCCATCCGTTTGCTGCCTTCGTTCCTTCAAACACCGCATCAGATACACCAAGTTTCTGCTTGAGTTCCTCAATGCTCATTAAGGATGCAGCCTGTTTTGTTTCTGCCATGATTATTCCTCCTTATCCGACAGAGCCAATGTCCATTGGCTTAATGTCTCTATCTTGATAGATACCGCCTTCAAAAGTGATGTCGAACTGTACCGCTACTTTCGCCTTCAGGATACTGTCACCCTCTTCTACCCAGTCCGCTTCACCTACCACGATATTCACCCAGTTACCATCCACATCAATTCCCTTCTTCAGGTTTTGGAGAAAGTTCTCAAGGATTTCCTCCACCTTCTCCTCTGATGTGTCCGCTATCACTACATGGAGTGATGTGCTCCTGTCCCACAGCTTCACTCTACGCTTCCGCTGCCCCTCTTGGTCTATGTATGTTTTTTTTGAGCCGGAGCGTGCGAATGTCTCACCGTTTCGCAATACTGCACCAACGTGGACTTCGTTTCCTGCCTTCAGCTTTTTCATATTGGTGTAGACCTGACTCTTGATGCCGGAGCTCTTCAGCGTTTCTATTAAGTAGTTCCTTTCCTTTACCATGTCCTACTCCTCAAAAATTTCCTCCAAGGTGTCCTTGATGTCCTGCTCATCCTCTTCACTGATACCCAAGAACGGTCTTGGTGGTATGCTTACTTTGACAGAGGCTACTCTCTTCCATTGTCCACCAATCTTGAATGTGAGGTACTTTTTATTCTTTGCTCTTATTGTCCGCTCATCACCAAATTGGTGTGTGGCAGCCCTGATGTCATTGGTACCTACTGCAAGTCCACTGTCACTCACTTCTGACCGGATGCTTGTTTTGAGCTGTGTGGTCTTGGTGAGCGTCTTGCCGCCTTCCTCCTGTGCCCGGATGGATGGCTTCCAACTTGTACCTTCCGGAGTCTTCTCCTCCGTGAAGCGTTCCACTGTGGAAGTCCTCAATCCTTCCGCTATGGAGTTCAGAACCCCACGGGTCTCAAGGTGGCTCAATCGGTTCAGGCGTTGGAGCAGCTCATCAGTATCTCCGGACATCTCTGCCCTGATTGACGACATCCCATCACCATCCTCTCATACTGTCCCTTGAGAACACCCTGCCTGAAGACTTCATCTTGAAGCCATTGGCTGCTTCGCTGCTTCCTCCTTTTTCCTCAACGCCTATGCTTATGATGCCCTTTGCCACATCAAGCAGAAACTTGATGGCTGCGTTGTATCGGTTCAGGAAGGTCTTCTCCCGGTCACTCTCATCTATACCTGTCCTTGATACAAGGTTGTATACAGATATGTCTTTTGCAAATTTGTTGATGACCTGTGGTGTCTTAGTGAAGGGAACTCTGTACCGTTTGGCAAGGTACCCGTCAATCTCGGCACAAGCATCAGATATAGCAGACTCACATAGTGTTGCAATCTTAGCTTCACGCTCCTGCTCATCTTCTATGTACTCATCTCCAATGATGACATTCTTCATATCATCCTTTATCATTTCAAGAACCTCTCCAACAGTACAGTACATTCCAATCACCTACTTCTTATCCCTGTGCCTGTGCTTCTACTTCTCCGGTAGAGCCATACGCCATCTGCCAAAAACCATATCCTGCATTGCTTCTTCCATCAGCTCCATACAGGTACTCATCCAACATGAAGACATTCTCATCAGTGTCTCTTGTTAAGGATGTGAACTTGATTTTCTTTCTAAGCTGATAGATGAAAGGCTTCAGGAAGCGGTTGGTGCAAAGAAGGAACCAATACTCCGGATGCTCTGCAAGGGCAGGCTCTACATGAAGCTTTGCTGTTCCCTTCAGCACGTTTGTGGTACCGTCAATCTGGTCTGCTTCCAAGATGAGCCTTGCTGTCTCCTCCAATGCCGGAGGTACAACCAAAAGGTCAGGCACAAGCTTCAGGCTCTTGCCCTTATCTCCCTTGATGCTCATAATGGAGCTTCTTCCTTCCATGTAGGACTCCCTTGACAGCTTCTTATTGCTTCTGTTGCTGTAGGTCGCATCACCTACCTTGTGGGCTGTATTAAAGAATGAAAGCCCGTCATAGCACTTCTCATTGAAGCCGCTCATCATAGCACCAAAGACAAGCTCATCCGGATGCAATGCAGCAGCTTCTCCCATGTTGGAGAAGAGAGGAGTATACACTCCATACTTGTCATCCTCAATGTCATCTCTCGGTACACCAATGGTCATCTCAAACTTTTTGTTCTTGATGAGGTAGTCATAAGCAGCAAGAGCCTGTACTTCTCTCTCACCAATCCACTCTCTCA